ATTTTGCCCAACCCACTAACCACGCTCGGTTGGTGGTCAAGGTCTCTCTCGTGCAGCTCGGGCAACCTGGTTGCCACTACAGCGCCTGCTAAGTGGTTGGCAGTATCAGCGTATTTCTCCAGTGGCACAGCTGTGACCCGGGTTAGACGTGCTTGGGATATGAAATTAATTACAATAATGAGATTTTAATAGTTTGTTTTTGTCTTACACACGCCGCTAACCGGGCACACCTGTCCCAAAGGTGGATTGACTCGTGCTTGCCAAAACACGGGCACGAAATGGCCTGTCCAAGGGCCGATACCTACTGGCCTGATTGTAAGCCAGCCCCACCGCAGCCGCCGCGCTGAGAGACTTCAACTGACTCAAACGTGACTGATTTCAAGTGCGCCGAACAAGTCCGGCTCACGCTTACACGTACGTCGCTGTCGCAACATGTGCAGCTTACAGGTCTTATCCATCGTGTCTAAAGGCACGGCGTTCGAGTCGAAATCCATCTGCTCAGCTTCGTGGTGCGTCACCAGGTGTAACTCGTAAACAGACAAGTCATTATAAGTCTCGTCGCACAAGACACACCGGAACCAGACGCGGTTCGTCTCAGCGGCACCTCTCTGTTCACACCGGAGGTGTATATGCGGATGCTCAGCTAACAAATGCTCGCGAATGGAGGCCTTCCTCTTGGATGGAAATTCGAAGACCTTCTGGCAGTGCGGGCAAGTAATGCTGTGCATAGTGGACTAGAACGTTGTCAGTGGGTTGTCATACCCACCGCGCGCCCATGGGCCAGCACGAATATCAGGGTCGATGAACCAACCCTGTCGCACTTGTGACTGGCACCATACTGGATCTGCAGTTATATCCCAGTCGAGGAGTTGGCGCTCGACAGCCATCTGCTCCTCGGGGCTAATTTTCCACGTGCGTTGGAAAGCTAACCGGGTTTCGATACTAACCTCGCGAACTTTTGCGTTCTTCGCCTGTTCGATGGTTAGCCGATAAATCCAGTCGCGCCACATGACCTCATCATTCCACCTACCTCGTGATGTTAAAGATTCACAGAAAGCCTGGAGGATAGGCACACCCGCGTACAAGGACAAAAGACATTGTCCAAGGGAATAGCCCATGTTTTGGCGTCCCTTGTCATGCCAATGGCGCACCCCAGCTACAGCTGTCGAAAGGACTTTAGTGGGATTAGCCACAAATTTTGGTACGCCATCGACATATACGACTTTTGCCTGACACCAGGTGACTTCGGAGATTGAGGTCGCACGGTTTTCTAGTTTCATTTCATGCCCATAACGGAGGAACTCTTGAGTGAGGCCCGAAAGCTTCCACTCATCATGTTCCTCAATTATTATTAGCGTGTCATCACCATCAACAAAGAGCTCATACTTTGCTAAGCCAAGGTACCTCATAGCTGACGTTGTCATGAGGTACATGAGAAGGCAGTTACCTAACCCAGTATTCATATCACCACTCATGCGACATCCACGCACTTTATATCCCCATCCATTGCGCGTAAAGCACAAGTTGTTCAATTGCTCCTTGAGAAGATTACGAAAATAGTCATTGCTATTGCACGAAAGATAGACAGAGTGTTCAATCTCGAGGAGTTCACGGGATACATGTTGGTCAAAGCGTGACAAGTCGATAGAGTAGACGACTGGGTGGGTGAAGTCTGCCATTTTGGCTTCAAGGTGGAAAGCACGCTGCACATTATTAAGGCCTTTTCCTATGACCGGATGGCCACGAGGACTCTTGATGCCTATGTACATGTGCTCAATGGGCTTTAGAAACTTTCCAATTTCAATGTTGAACCGCGCATTACGGGCTTGAATAGCCCTGGGATCCGGATTGACTTTGGCGAGAGGATTGAGTTTCTCAGCCTTAACGAAAGCATTAACGATACTGTCTTTCCGGGGATCCAGTGGTCGCGCTATGAGAGAATCAAGAGCATTCTCATATCGGGTTCGTTTCGGTCCACTGTACTTGGCAAGGAATTCCGCGTTGGAAAATACGTCCGTCTTACCAAGCCGCTGAGACAAACGGCGAGCTTCGCGCATCAGCCGAGAGAGACCACTCCTTTCTGGTGCAGGTACATCGCCAATTACTCGATTGCGTATAGCAAGAAGTTCATTGCATGTGCACCCGCGATGGGCGAACGGGCGGTATAATCCATCAACGGGAGGAGTATAAACCGTGATGGACCGCTTATCATCTTGGCACTGGTGGGGAGGAACGCGTACGACCGAGCAACCCAACCTGATTGGTTTGTAGACAGGTGGGCATACAGATGGACTACATACGCTTGGCTCCCTCGTGCCGACCCCCTATTTCTTTGGGAGGTCATAGTGTCCCACCCCGGCCCAATCTGACGGAAGCCAGAATTCTGAGAGGCCAGCTGTAAGGTAGGACAATCCCATCCGTAACCATCGTCGGCGGAAGGCACGACCTTGTGAGAACTCATTTGCCTGGCTGACGCCAGTTGCATACTTACGTTGGTGCAAGCTACGAGCAACCTGGTACTCGGTCTCGTTGATTGGAAATACTCGCACAACGACTTTCGAAAGAATACGTTCGAGTCTCACCTCGTCAGATAGGCCGTTCCTATTAAGCCACGACCTGCCCTTGCGGATGAGTGATGCTAGCGTATCGCTGGTGCGTTGAATACCAGCAGTCTCAGTTCTTAGATACGCCAGAACTTGTTCCTCATACTGCGCGTCGAGACAAGGGCTGGGTTTGGCATACGGAGGGAAATCAGGCTTTGATGGAAAGAAGCCTTCCGGTTCGGGTGGATCACCCGCGACGGGGGTGTGCTCCCTAACGGGTTCCAAGATAGCGTTGATGCGCTCACTATCAGGGACGTCTGCAAGGAATGTAAGAAGATAAGATTCGTCAACGATTTCCTGTTGACGGGCGCCATGAAGCCTCCCTATGTATGTCATTGGCGGATAGTCTACACGGAGACATAGTTGATTCGCAAAGCGACATGCAAGGGAGACTGACTCGTGAGTTATTGTTCGAGTCGGCACTGGGCGTACACCAAGGTCGGTGTAAGCAAGAGGGCAACTAAGCCAGTCACCCGTAATATCCGGAGTTTCTCGCTCTCGGATAGGTCCGGTGGGAGCGCTGGGAGGACTAGCAGGTTGGTCGCAAGTACCGCCCCGAACATGTGTGAGAACCAAAGGGTGAATACTTGACCCGCTGGGGGTCGTAGTAACTCGGCCGCGGGTCCAAGTGTATTCGAAGGCCCGCTCATAAGCCGCATGAGGATCGCCCTTAGGCCAAACACTGCGCTGCTCATCATTGCGCCCGGCATCATCGTTATCCATTGCAGGGCTCTGAGTGGCGATGACGTTACCACTGTCAGCAGCTGCTGACCCACCGTCTGATGTGCACAAAGGTTCACATCGTCGATTATCCGTTCGAAGATCTCGCTCTCGGGGGCGAGGAAGCACCGGATTATCTCCTTCAACCACTGGAGGAGTTCTGTGATTGTGACCCTGACGCCTGCGAAGGCCATGTGGGACACGAAGGCGATCACGCTTGCAGTCTTTGGCATAATGGCCATAATTTTGGCAAGAATAGCATTGTATGCTATTTTGATTGCCTCTCTTGTGATTTGGACTGAATGCGTAACCACTGGTGTACCGTAGGTTATCGTTCCTGTCAGGATCTGCTTGAAGCCTGTGGCGCAAAGGACAATTCCGCGCGAGATGACCGGTTTGCTTGCAGTGATAGCATTTGACACTGCGCCGCACGCGCTGATTAATTTCGGCTGTAGTAAGTCCTTTAGTTGGTGGAGGAGATCCACTAGGCTGCTTAGAAGCTCCTTCAGCATTTGCAGACATTGTTCGCTATTCATTAGGAAGTACAGGGGAGTGTCGTCAACTGTTT